TTTGAGTATCCACAATCCCGATTGGATCTCCATCTATGTCTACTGCTTTAGCTATAAGGTCGTTAATACCGTTTACTAGTTTTTCGATCTTTGGATTGTTCTTAGCTGGCGATTCATCTAGCTGTCCTTCTTCTGCTGCTTTTTTATAGTTCTCTACTTCTTCCTCTTCCTCTTCTTTTGGTTGAATAGATTCCATATAGTCATGAAGTGGATCTTCTTTATCGGTTTTCCAATTTTCTTGATCTCCAATGCTCTCTAGCCCTTCAGTTAACACTTTTTTAATGAGTTGTTTAAATCCCTCTTTTAATTGAGCTTTTTTTAAATCATTAAACGTATCTTTATTACCGTCTGCTTTAGATGGCGTAGCTACTGATGTTTTAAATAACTCTTTTTGATTAACAGGAACTAACTTATCATGAAGATCTACTTTTGGATTAACTCCTGCTACTTGGTTTGTATAGAAGATTGAATCTTTTTCTAAGTTTTTAGATACTTTTGCTAATGCTTTTGTATACTCTTCTGCTGTTGGAACGTCTTTTACTCCTAAAGTCTCTAACTCAACTCTTAATCCTCTTAGGATTTGTTCGTATGGATACTTATCCATTTCGTTAGTTGGTTTGTATCTGTAGTCTGCTAATCCTTTTTTTGTTGCTTTTGGTTGTTTTGCTTCTTCAAGATTAGCTCTTCTTACTACTTGTACCTCTTTATTACCATCCTGGTAGGATACTTTATCGTTATGTGGATGCCCAACACCTACTGTTCCATCTCCTCTTTTATCCTTTACTGTAATATTATCTCCACTAACTCCAGGTATGTAAACTAAATCTCCTACTTCTAAAGACGATAAAGGAGCTGTCTCTTTTTCTTCTTCCTGCTCTCCTGAAAATGCTGTACTTCCGTAAGGTGACCATTCTTTTACGGTTTCTTTACGTCTTGCTAATTCGGCTTTTACTCTTGCAATTCCTTCTTCGTTACCTTCGAATCTAGATGAATTGATTATCATATCAGTAAGTGCATCGTCAGAATAATCTTTGAAACTCTCTTCAGTACTGTATGTTTCTTTAATCATCCCTCTATTCTTAAGGATTTGAACTGCATCAGCATATCCATTATAGCGAGTTACTAAGTTAGGAAGTTGTTGTCTAGCTTCAACTAGGAATTGGTCTTTAGAGAATTTACCCTCTTGAATACCATTATATTTTTCTTGTAGTGTTCTCATATTGTATATTAATTCTTTAATTTAGCTCCTCTGAAATCCTTAAAGTCCCACATATCTGTATGTGAAGGATGTTTTGGTCTCTGAATCTCTTTATATCCAGAATCTGCTGTCTCCTTAGTTACTTCTTTTTTTACTTTTTTTTTAGTAGTTCTAAGAGGTACTGCATATTGCTCTCCTGTTCCTGGTGTAAAAGTAGCTGCTCCTCCTGCTGGTGCTGCTCCTCCTCCACCTCCAGTGGTACTCATCTCATCTAGGATCTCTTTTATAATGTCTACTAGTTTGGACTTTTTCATAAGTTTCTTAACTCATTTACTAGTTCGTAGTATTGCATTAAAGATACTAAGTGAGTATCTCCTACTTTTTGAGTATTTTTTACTGGTGTTACTACTTTAAGTACTTCGTCTAACTTAATTCTAACGATATCATTTGATACGTTCTTCTTCATTCTAATTATATCTGATCTAAGTCTTGTGAGTTCTTCATTAACTAGGTTTCTTAATCTAGTAGAAGAGTTAGCTGATGTAATGAATTCCTTAAGTATATTCTTTTGTTCTGGTAGCAAATCCTTATATCTACTGTTGAATTTCTCTAAAAGTATCTTGTAGGTAAGTAAACGTAAATCCTTATCGTATTTAGCGTATTCTTCCATTAAAGTATCTTGTTCGGTAATATTTTGCTTTACCTGAGATAAGTGTTCTAGTAGAGTCGATTTATTATTAACTATTGAAGTAGGGTCAGAAAGATTTTCTGTATTTTGAGCTTCTAGTAAGCAATATAAAGCAGCTAATGGTTTGTAGGCAGGGACTTTAATAGAGAAAAATTCTTCTAAATTGTAGTATTCCTTAAGCTCTCTTATAAGTTGATATTTTTGCTTACTAAGTGTCTTACTATCTAGTTTTTTTGATAGTTCAAGAATCGTACTTATAATCGTTTCTGCTTTATTTACACCTACACCCTTATTTTTAAGGATATAATCATATAGTTTAAACTCTTTTACTAAAGCTGTTTGTCCTGTATAGAATTTTTTTATTAATTGTATAGCTGGAGATTCTTTGCTAGATAACGTATCTGCTGCAATCTGCTTTACAAGTAATTCAAATATAAGGCCTGTGTTTTTGTATTTCGAATGTTTTATCTTCACAATATCAGTGTCTTTGTTATAAATATGTAACTTAATCTAAATCCTGAATATTAGCTTCATTCAGTAAGTCCGACTCTACTTCTTGTGTCTTTTCAAAAATAAGTGTTTTTTGTCTATTGAATAGATTCTTATTTCTTAAATAAACTGCTTGAGTTGAACTATAGTTTTCTTTTACATTTTCTGCATCACTTGGATATCCACCTTTCATTCCATGAACTCCTAGTCTATCAGCTCCTCCTAGAGGATCTTTTACTGTTCCCAATATTGATTGTTTTTCCTTTGGTCTTCCTTCTGGATTCTTTTCATCGTACCCTAATGGAAGTTCTGCTTCTTCTCTATTACCGTACATAGAAGCTAAGTCATGAGGTGTACCAAAAGATTGTCCCGTTTCTACTGGATCATTACCCTCATTCTCTATTTGAGATATTCTAAAGTCACGTTTAGCATCTTCTCTAACTAGATTTCTCATCTCATTGTAAGTATCTTCTGATAATTGAAATATGTTATCGTAGATATAATCAGAAGAGAATAACTTAGTCTCTTGCATTTGACGAGCTAAATCAATCTTCTCTTTCATTAAAGCTACTCTTTCTTGCTCATAAATGATAGATGGAGTAGTTAATTTAATTTCAAAATTGGTAAGAGACTCTCCTGTAAAGCCCTGTGCATATAGGTGAACTAATCCAATCTTGGTTAATTCACTCTCTAATATTCTTTGTAATCTCTCTACTGTTCTAGCAAAACGAATATCTTCTGCTGCAAGAGTTGCCTTACCTGTTAAGTCTTTTTCGTATCCAAAATAAGCTTTTGGTACTTTTAAAGCTGCAAACATCTTATCTCTTAAGTACTCGATATCATTTGTACCATCATACTCTAATCCTTTAGTTGTATCAATACGAGTTGAAGTATCCCCTCCACGAACTGGAAGATAGAAATCCTCCATCATGTTTTGCATATTGAATTTCAAGTTATATTGACCTGTATTAGGATCTACATAAGGAGTTTTCTTTATACTATTGATAGTCTTTTGCATGAACTGCTCAACTTCATTTGGTGGAATAGATCCTACATTGATGTAGAACATTCTTTTTTCAGGAGCTCTCATGATTCTATGAATCAACATTGCATCCTCCATTAGAGTTAATTGTTTGTATATCTTACGAGCTGGTTCAATGTATGCTCTACCGTAAGGAAGGTAGTTTGTATCTGATATTAATCTAAAGTGAGCTACTTCGTAGTTTTCCAGATTAATAATAGTTTTGCTTGTCTTTGGAATGTAGTTTGGATCTGCTGAAGAAGCTAATCCGTCTGGATCTATAGTGAAGGTTACTTTAGCTGGTTCGTTCTTATCGTTTCCTTCATGTCTAGCCATATGATAGACTGTATAAGGAAGTACATTATATACTCCAAATTCTTCTGAGATTTCTAATTTTAAGAAGAAATCACCGTACTTACACATATTTCTAGTCCATGACCATAAATTAAATTCAATATTTAGAATATCGTAGTATAGGTTATAAAGTACTTTTTGTATATTCTCATCAGTAGATTTAATAGATAGTACCTCTCCTTGATCATTTCTTAGAGTTGCCTCATCTGCAAGAACGTCTAAAGTAGATGCTATAAGAGCATCCGTATCCATTGCTTCGTAATCTGAGTATAGTTGAATCCTAAGTGTCTGATAATTCAGATTAGGATTAAAGATGTTTTTATTGTTGTAGATGTATAAGCGAGAGAATCTATCTAAGAGTGAGTTAGTTTGATACTTACCTGTCGTTTGAATTTGATTAACATCCGCTATCTTTAATTCTGTACCGCCTACGTTTCTGACTATGATATCTGTTGAGAAGAGTCTCTGTAGGTTGGAGAATAAATTCCTTTCTGCCATTTTAAGAATGTTTTATTTATAAATAGTAAGCTATCCTAATAGCCAGGATAAGTCCTCCTGTCCGTTGGGTGTATCCATAAGATACGGATTATTTTGCATAGATACAACATTATAAACTCCTTGACTTCTTTGATTAAGGCTTACAAAGGAATTCATAGTAGCTCTTGAAAGATCCATTCCCTGTTGTCTCATTCTGATAGCTGTATCTCTTACATAGAGAGCAATACCAAATGCCATAACTAAATCATCGTTATATCCTGTCTGTGCTTGTGCCTTTCCATTTTTCCATATGAATACCCTCATTTCTCCTAAGAGTCTCTTAGATTTAACGATAACCGACTTCTCTCGTATGTATTCAGTCATTTTAGCGATAACTAAAGGCCTACTTTTAAGAGACATTGTAAATCCCGGTACTAGCTTATCTCTTTCATATTTAGCCATATAGGATTCTACCGTTTCAGTTTCTGATCTAGATGAGTAGTACAGGTTTTTATAATCTCTTGATATAACCTGTTCAATGGTTGACCAACCTATATTTGCATTCTCTATTACAAGTAGAGCATCATTATATTCAGTTGCTATTCCTACCAAGACGTTACCAAATTCCTTAGGTGATACTTTACCTTTATACTCAGCTACTTGAGTACAGGTTTCAATATCAAATACATGGAAGGTAGAGTAGTCGGTGGAGTCTCCTCTAGCAACGTCAGCAATAACCATAAAGGATTTTTGAGAGTCTGGAAATTCCCATATCCATAAGTTACTATCAACACCTCTTTTTTGTAGAGGTTCCTGTACATAGGTTTCTTCATAGAAAGACATTATTTCGGATTCAAATACCGTATCCCCAGACGATAGAAAGTCACAATCACATTCCTGTGCTGCCATTCTAGGTCCTAGATCAGAGTCTTGCTTATCTCTCCAATCTTGTTGTCTTTCAGGATGAACATCCCATTTTAGTTTAACAGGTATGAAGCTATTTTCTGCTCCTTCTGCTTTTTCCCATGTTTTATGAAACCAGTTTCCTACGCCATTTGGAGTTGAAAGTGCCATACACTGACCTCCAGTTGCAAGGGTTTGTTGAGCAGCTGTAAACGTCTCTTCAATATTATCAATAAAAGCTGCCTCATCTATTAATAAGAGAGATACTGCTTCTGAACGAGCTGCATCTGAATTAGATGACTTAGCTGTTATTTTAGATCCGTTTTTTAATCTCAAGGACAGCTTATTCTTCTCTGTAAAAGGTAATCGTAGCCAGTTTGGTAGATTCTCATACATAAAAATCGTTTTTGTAACTAAGTTACGCGCAGTTGCTTGTGTAATTGCTAATGCTAAGACGTTTTTATCTTTATGGAATATCATTAACCATAGAGAGTATGCTGCAGCTAAAGT